TGAGATCATGAAGAAGCAAGAGTGGTATGCGTTTGGCAAAACTCCTTTGGAGACCGCCACGCGCATTGCGTCCATGCTGCAGGGAGCCAAAATGGCAAACTGTTCGGACGCATCACGTTTCGACGGGCACGTTGCGTATCTCGCGCGTGTCGTTGAGCGCGCTGTGTTGATGGCGTCGTTTGACCCCACTCATCACAAAGAAATCAACGAGCTTCTTGATGCGCAAGTTGGGCTTGACGGTTTCACCAAATTTGGGCGTAAATATTTCACAGGATATACTCGCGGATCGGGTTCCGCTGAGACTGCTGATTTCAATTCGCTCATTACTGCTCTCATTGATTACATTGCCGCGCGCGAGACGTTGATTGAGGGCAGAAACATGACACCAGCGGAGGCGATGAACTGTTTGATCATGTACGGAGGTGACGACTCCATTAATCGCAACATTGATCCAAAGAAGATCGTGTTTGCAGCCGAGTTGATCGGCCAAGAATATGAGGTTGAGACTTTTTACCAAGGTGAAGCAGGGGTCAACTTCCTTAATCGCTACTACGGACCTGATGTGTGGTACGGAGATAGCAACTCGATGTGCAACCCATTTCGAGCACTCTCTAAGCTGTTTATAGCCTCGAGAGCAATTCCGAATCCGCAAAAGCGATTTGGCGAACGATGCCATGGCTATTATTTGTCCGACCAGAACACCCCAGGGTTATCTGGTATCATTGCTGTCACAAAGCAGTTGATGGATCCGAAAGGTGATTGGACACGTGCCATTGATGACAAGAACCGCGACATGATGGTGCCGTGGGATGGTCATTGGGCTATCGATTCGAATTATCCAAACGTTGATCTCCACGGTTGGATGATTGAGATGTTCAACCGTTTTGTACCCAACTTTGATTGGGACATTTACCGTGAACGAATTCGTCTCATTCGATCAACTGGCAACATGAAACTCATGTTCAGTTTTCCAGCATGCGCTGAGATCCAGCACGTGCCGGAACCACGCTCTGACGTGCCGTATGCAACCATTGACGATGGCATCATCAATCCAAAGAAATCAACCAAAGTTGATGACGATGAAGATGTCGACGACAAACATGTTGCTGCCACCACCAAGAGTGTTGAGCAGGCTAAGGCTGCCACGCCAAACTTGCATCATAAACCGAAAGTTGAGCTTGACTTTGGGTCGTTTAAGAAGACGACTGTCGTCGCAACCGAATCCAAGGATTCGTCATTGCAGTCAATGCTCAACCAATGGAAGGAGCTCAATGAGCGTGCTGCTCAGAAGAAAGCTACTAACACTCGTAAGACCAAACGTCAATTGAGAGATGAACGTTTGATTGACAAGAGCAAATGGGGTGTGCTGAAGCAAGGCAAAATGACTAATCAAGAGTATGTCGTCGCTCAAGAGCAACATTTGAAGCGCAACACCATTTTGGCCATGAAAGCTGCCGATCGTTTGGAGCGTGCCATGAAAGGCACGTATAAGTATGTGGATGACCCGAAACCACAGAAAGCGGCACAGACCCCGCCCAAGACGACGATGGTCAGAGGCCAACCACCAACGCTCGCTGAGCTCAAAACTGAATTAGCGAACGTTCAGCAACAAGCGGCTGAATTAGCTACTTTCGTTGAATCAAACAGCGCCAGTAGCGCGGCTGCCCCGTCAGAGTCTGACTCTGATGGCATGACTGACGTCTCATTGTCTGATGATGAAGATGACGTTAGCGACATGGGTGCCCTATCAACTCTTGCTAAGACTTGTATGGACCACAAGGCGTTCATGGATTTTCTTGACACTCAGAACCGTATGATATCAACAATGCCATATGATGAATTAAAACAGTTCATCAAACTGTTCGTGTCACAGCATCCCGCCAATGGCGGCCTGGCTCTTCAAGATGATTTGAAGGCCAAAGCTGGTTCCTTCATGGAGACCAGCACTAACCAACAACTTGAGAGACCGGAGGAGTTGGAGTTACGGTACCAACATCAAATTCGACCTGTTGAGCCGTGTCAACCACAGATGATAACGTTGGAAAAAGCGTATCATCAGGTTTCATATGCTTTCGATGAGTGCGAGAATCATCAAGACCATTTGTTATATACAACAGTGTATCTGTTGCACTATTGGATTGATATTGCGGCAAACACATACTGGGAAAATATCTGGGAGGATCGAGACAATCTCGGCCGAACCATCGAGAATGCCCCAGAGTATGCCTTTGACGATGATCTCGTCATTGATTGCGCGTACCTCAATACGCATGTTGCCATGAGAGCTTGTCGCTACTTGTGGCAACAATACCCGGAGTTACACGAGCGTTTCGCAGGCGTGTTGCATTGGCACGAAAGCTGGCCAAGCATCAGCAGAGCGTTTGGAAAACCTGACCGAATTAAGATGTTTTTCGCTCTGGATTTGTCATTTATGGGCTCGTTCAACCCATATGGCAATGGGCAGCATGCTGAATATGCGCCTGAAGAAGATATGTGGGCCAACATGTCACATTTCCAATTCTCAATTAATGAAGCGGTTTGGGATGCTCGTCACAACCTAGACTTGCTATGTGAGTCAGAGAAACGACTCCAACTCACTATCATTAGAGTACGAGAAAGCGCCGCAGTGCGATATTATCGTGAACGATTGCAATTGCTCATGTTCGTCAAACAATTCTTTCTCCACTTTTGTACGTATCAACACATTGGATATCACCATTACATGCATCCACAAGAATGTTTTGTAAACGCAGTGTGGTTGTCTAGAGATGTGCCAATCAAATTTGACGATTGTCACGATACGTCAAACAAGTGCTTTCACAAAGCATTGATGGGAGATGATGTCATCTACATCCAACCAATGAACGCGCATGATGAGCCACGTACGATGGATCGGTTCTCATGCAATTTCCATATTTGGACGTTCGTTCAAAGCGTGTGGACGAATTTGCCCCTGACTGCGAAGAAATCATTGGGCAATGATCTGCTTCACGCTTATCGCGGTCACACTGTGCTGTACTTCGAAGCCGATATTGTTGATCATGCTTTGTTCATGGCACTGATGGGCGGGTTCAATCCGTATGGAAACGGCCAAATAAGCGGGTCGCGCCCGTTTACAAGTTTCATACAAATGAATTTCGATCATCTATCACTTGAGCAACTGCGTGTACACGCAAAAGAAGCACAACGCGCTCTCGCTAAACGCGAGCAAGCCCTCATCGACCTCCGTGCCGCTACAAAGCGAGCCGAGTCCGACCACG